CGGTGTTGGTAGCACCGGGGCTTTTTCTATCATTTTGTTGATGTTAACAAAATGTTCAAGTCCTTTCAATTATTCAGCAGATCAGCGATGCAGATCATCAGATCGGTATAAATTCCGGCGGAAACCGGCTGATCGAACAGATAGATCATCGGAGCTGCATCTTCTTCGTAATGGTACACGGTGGTACGTTGCTTCGCAGGATCGACGATCCAGTATTCCCGGACGCCTGCACCGGAATAGATCGTGTTTTTGATGGAGTAATCCATCCGGCGGCTGGACGGCGATACAATTTCCACGATCCAGTCCGGAGCACCGGTGCAGCCCCGATCTGTGAGCTTGCTGTGGTCACAGATAACGGAGATATCCGGTTCAACCCAATCCTTGTCGTCTGCGTCCAGATTGACGGCAAATGGGGCGGGATAGACCTTGCAAGAGCCGCCGTGTTCCGCGATGTAAGAGCGGATTTTCCAGTGCAGAGCGGATAAAATTTCCTGATGCATCCGGCTGGGTGGAGCCATATTGTAGAGCTGTCCATCGATCAGCTCTGCGCGTTCGCCGTCCGGCAGGTTCCAGTAGTCTTCGGATGTGTAGGTGTGTTGTTTCGGTAAAGGCATAAGTGATCCTCCTTTCAATGAGAGTTTCCAGCGTTGAGTTTTTTTGATAAAGAAAGCAGTTTATCTCTATCCCATAGCTTAACGCCGAGCGCAGTTGCTTCTTCTATTGCTTGCCTGGTAAAATAGCGGTTAGTCATAACAACTGCTATATCTCTGTGGTAAATACTTTTTCCGGTGTGTGCTTGTTGTATAGCGGCATTTCCGATGCTTGAAGCATAGCATTTGCATTGTATAGCATAAGTTATATCATCCTTTTCAGCTAACAGATCAATTCCGTGATCTCCAGTTTCTGATGTAAGTTGGATATTTTCAAAGCCATTGATTATTAGTAAATTAAGACAGAATTTTTCAAAAGTTATGCCATCCATTTTATCCATTTCGTGGATGATAGTACGTGATGGTATATCCATCTGTGTTGGATCTATGCCAATAATTTTCTTTACTTCTGAAAAATCGCAAATATACAATAAATCAAAAAACGATTTAATGGATAGATTGTGAAAATCAAGTTTGGTAAAAAAGAGACAATAAATACCTAAACGATGATTATTAAGCAATAGATTAGTAATATATTCTTCGAAGTATGGAGCTTTTTGTACCGCAAATAGTTCATCTATAATGAAGATTATTTTGGGTAATTTATTATCTGGTTGTTTCAAATTATACGCATCAATATTTGTTGTATTACAAGAAACAAATTTTTCTATTCTATCATTCCTTTCGGATATTAGCCAATCTATAAGAGGAGGCAGTTTAGTAATGTCGTTTACAACGGGTATGAGCAATTGAGGAAAAGCGTTATACTTCCTGTAGGGCAAAAGATTGTTATCATATATGATTATTCTCATTACATCTGGAGAATTATGAGAAAACAGGAAGTCTACAATTTCAGCTTGCTGATCTTCACTAATTTTATATACGAGAATATTTTTTAAATTTTTTAAATATTCTCCATCATATAAACAATATGTCGTAGTGAATTGCGTTTCTGGTTTTAGAAAGTTATTTTGGAAAGTATCCTTTGGAAGAAAATTAGTTTCCAAAAATATTTCTGGGTCATTTGAATTTGGTATATCTTTTAAAAGCTGTTCAAAATCGTTAGAATTCATAAGAACTCTGCAATGAGATGTGCCAATTTCTTCTCCGACTACATGAGTTTCAACCAGTTGGTCCATGATTTGTGTAGCACGATTAAAACCAATTTTAAAAACACGTTGCAACATTCCAATAGAAGCCTTATTGTTCTTTATTACACATCTTCCTGCTTCTCCGAAGTAAGGGTCAAAAACTTTTTTAGGCATCTTATTCTCCCGTACATGTATATCCTTTCATCCTTAATTCAATCAAATTCTTTTGATATCCCGTAGCTCTTGCAACCTGGTCTATTGTGCAATTCTGATATTCCAGCAAAACTTCATCTGATATCAATAATTCCATCGCAAACGTATTGGCTTCGATCTCATTTTTTGAGTTGAGCAGCAGTGTTTTATTTCGGATAAAATAACAGTTTTCCTTTCTGTGCAGGATTGCGTGCCCGAGCTCGTGAGCCATTACCAGTTGTTTATCGTGGTACGATAGGTTCTGGTTCAAAAAAATGTATCTGTGATTCTTTAAAAACATATAACAGCCCTCATATTTCAGATCACCGAACTGATACAAAATGTTCAAACGGTCGGCAATTTCAAAAGGGTCTGATGTGTTATATTTTCGTTTATAGTAGTTGACAATCTTTTTGATGTCCTGCAATCAGATCACCTACTTTTTATATTTCTTAGGAGTGTATTTCTCCTTGTTGATTATTTTCAGGCGGCGCAGGGCAATCTGAAGTTCGTCACGGAACAGATCAGCAGCTTCGGGGTCAAGGGCTTCGCCGTTGTAGCTGGCAGGACCATCTTCACCGGCGGTGAGCTTTGCCATGATGTTGTCAACGTCTTTGGCGATGTCCTTGTTGTCTTTTTCTGTTAATCCATCGTTTTCATCCCATCCCATTAAATAAGAAGGGGAAACATGCCCGACTTTTGCAGCCGCCTCGATCTTATCTGATGGGATGTTAGTTATTATGTTATTTTCGTATTTATATAGAGTTTGCTTAGAAACATTTATTTTTTCAGCAAATTCAACTTGACTTAAACCTAATTGAGTTCTCAATTCTTTGATTCGTTCGCCGACAGTCATAAGAAACTCCTTTCATATCTTTAGCAACTCAATAGTAGCACAAAAATGTTAGTAATGCAATAAAAAATATCTTGACAAGTTACAAAAAGGTGCTATACTAAAAGTAACTTAAAAAGATACGGAGGTGATAAAGTTGATTCGGACAGATGAGTTAAAGGGAGTGATTGCCAAGAATGGTTATTCTCAGTCAGATGTGGCTGGAATGATTGGAGTTACGCCGAAAACGTTCTATGAAAAAATGAAGATTGGTGTTTTTGGAAGTGATGAGATTCAGGTCATGATTGAAAAACTTCATATCAATGATCCTATATCTATTTTTTTTGCTAAAGAGTAACTTTTAAGGATACCAATAAAATTGATTCTGAGGAGGTGGAGCAGTGAAAGGAGACGAACTGAAAGGTGCAAAGGTAACGGCGGTTATAGAGACGAAAATAACCAGAGGGGATGGAAGTGAAAAATCCCCAGTAAGAGAAGTTATACAATACTGGGGATTGAATGGTGAATTTTTAGCAGAAATGGATTCACAGTATTTGGCAGTTTTAGCGAAAAAAGAAATAAGAGAAGCGGCGGAGACATTTAAGATTTAAGAAGATTTTCAGCCTTTATGTATGAGAGCTCTGCTTCTATATAGGTTAGAATTGCAGAGATAAAAGCCTTTATATGCTGGATATTATAGTCCTCATGCTTTCTGCTATAATGTGCCTCGTCATTTCCGAGCCAAGCTGATGCTTTGGATAAATTTTTGATTTTAGGATTGTCAATATACTTATTTATACAGGGAGCGAGCGGTTGTTTCTTGATTTCATTGACGTTATCTGGATGACATGTTATTGCATAGTCTTTCACTAAAAATTCCAGAGCTTTTCGATAACCCAGACCGCATATTTCATTGAGCCCCCATTGCTCGGCTTTTTCGGCTTGATGGTAAATTTCTACGAATTTTGGCGAGATTTCAGAGATATTATTGGAAATGCCTGTAACTGGATTTCCTCTTGGTATAAGCCCAATAAGGTAAAGGCTATCAGTATTTGCATAATTTTCTGTTCGATATACTCCCAAAAAGCACATATCACAATGGGGACAGAAAAATAGTATGGAAACAAGCTTACCACTGCTTTTGGTAATAGAAAAGGCAGAAAGAATTTTGGGTTCTATACCGGTATTGCAAAGAGGACATTTTTTAGGGGATTCGTAATAAAAAGTGTAATCCTTCTGATTGTCTTCAATACAAATGGGAGTCAATGTCTTGTTCATGGTAACACCTCTTTTGAATATTTTTTTATATTGTAGCACAAAAGAGAATTGTACTGTGGATTATCTTTTCCAAACAGAAGATGGGAGGTGAGAGGGATGAGGAAAAAGCATACCAGATTAGAGGAACTTCGAAAAAAAGATACGCTCCAAAGCATTGATAATACGTTGAAGCGCATCGAAGTTATTCTTCGGGATGGTCAGAATTCTCCAGCGAAGATTTTACAAGATGCAATTGAGGCTTCACTTTCGCAACCTCAAGAGCATTCTTTGGTATTACCCCTAACGATACCAGACCTGTCACAACTACGAGCAGAAAAATTTGCAGATAAAATAATAGAATTAAGAGCCATTCTTGAATAAATCTGTTCTTCTGTCATGTCAGTTGTGGTTCCGTTGAATAATTGTTCTTTGATGAGTTCTTTGCTTCCATCAAAAGTATTCGCAATTTCAGCGGAAAAAGTTCGCACAATTCAGTAGTAGTCATTGGAGTTCTCCTTTCTTTCGTACTCGGCTCTGGCGGGAGCCTGTGAGTACAGTATGGGACGGAGGTGGTTAGGAAGCAAGAGGCAGGGAGGTTGAATGAACGAATTACAAATTTTTAATTCGGAAGAGTTTTGAGAAAGAGGTGTTGCCGAAACGGATGCGATGTTACTACGAAGACGACAAAAGCAACTGGAAAAGGGCAGTAATATTTCATTAACCGTTACTTGAAAACCGGATGAAAGGAGTGAAAACAGTGAGCACATGCGAAAGAGTAAGTTTACTGGATGCGGCAAGGGAACTGGGGATGAATCCGCAGGGATTGCGCGAGTACATGAAGCGCGGACTGATTGATATTGGTCTTGTCCTTCCAAATTCAAAAGGGACTGGATTCCGCTACATCATTATGCGTGAGAAACTTAACAGGGTCATGGGAAAAGAAAGAGAAGGTGTGTTTTATGGAACAGAAGAAAATCGACAAGCTTTATGAGCTACTGGAAGAAAAAGAGCGGAAAAAGGATGCCGAAGCGGCTGTGGCGCTGAGGTGGGCAATATTCGAACTGGAGAACAGGAGGTGAAAGTGAAGATGGACAAGTCTGATGTGTGTCTGATGACCGGATCTGTGCTGATTACGGCAGCGCTGATTATGTGGGAGACGTTTGGCATGATGATCACGCC